GCACACATCTGGGTAGTGTAATGGTTCATGATACTCAATCCTACTACCATCACTTGGGCCAGTTGCAACCTGCACCCTTTTAATCTTATGAGTGCCTTGCTTTGCAGCATGTACCATCAAACGGTTTACCCAAGAGGGCATACCATCAATCAAGTAACTTGTGATTTTGTTTGAAATGAGTTCAAATACACTGAATAGTGACAAGATGGAGTCAACGACACTGAAGGGTGGAACCTTTTGGTTGTTTCTCCTTCGTCGATACAAAAGAATACCGACAACAAATGCAACAAGACTGAGAGTTGAGAGAGCAAAGAAATTCATTGACCAAACCTTAGGTGGTTTAAACTCCAGTAATGTGGTTAATCGCTTGATTGGCTCATGGTGTGACTCTACAGCCACTGCCATTAGACCAGTTTCTACTTCAACCCCTCGGAAATAACCGAGAATTGCGACTGGCATGATGGAATCAGCAATCATGTCAGGTGTGAGGTTGTAGTGTTTGAGAATCTTCTTGACATTAGTCAACGTTAACTGGAATAATTGTGGAGTTCGAGGTAGTCCTGCGACATACACTCTTACTTCATCAACAGCCTTCTTTGGAACCAAGACGCGCTTATCTTCTTTACGTACGAAGATAATCCAGTTATACAATGAGTAGCATTGGGCATACTCAACCTTGAGTGACTCATAAGCAGTGGCCACTGCAGGGTCTTTAGCAAAAGCACCTCTAATATCCAATTCGACAGGTCCTACACTCTTGGCATCCATCAAAGCTTTGAGAATACCAATTGGTTTAACAGGTCCAGACCCTCTTGACGGGTCCGATTTAACAAGTTGAATGATATGGCAATCACCCACACGGTTGGTAACATCCCAAGACATGGCGATACTACCATTGGTCCAGTGTGTACTGGTGAATAACCAGGACTCATCAGCAACTTTGTACCCAGATAGCGATCCCTTAACAAAGAAATCAACACACAACTCATTTCTGGTGTATGAGATCTCCCCTTGGGTGAGCGACCCTGCAATATCATTAAAATGGCGTGCAACTATATACATTTGGCCAAATTGAGATTTGTTAACGAGACGACACAAGTGTTCAGCATCGTCACGCTCAGCAAGGTATTGCTTCACGTAAATGTCAGGGACAACATGAGCACAATGAAGTGGTTCACAGTCACAAACTTTCAACCCGTCAGTGCGAGTGTATTTAGCCCAATCGAGGTCTTGTTTTGATTCGTGTTTTGGGGCACAGACATGAACATTATCACGTTTGGTGTGCTTGTGGTTGAAGGGGTTACCATGTATGTCAATGACATTTGGTTTACCTTTCTCCAACCTCCTAAAAATAAGGAACTCAGCGACACGTCTTTCCATAGCAGTGTATGGGTGATCATGAACAGTAGCGAATTGGTCCCACTCGAATCTAAGACTTGGGTAGAGGTCTTTTGCCTTAGCAATTTGACTTTCAGTCAAGGCGAAACCCAAATGAATTGATGGTCTTGGGTCAACCTTAGCTGGTTTGCGGGCCCCAGGTGCGACATACTTGGGGACTTGTGGTGCAACAGACTCGTTGAGGTTATCTGATGCACCTGGCTCACCGAATGAAAAACCTTGCTCTTTGAGTTTCTCACGAGACTCTTCGAGGCCACTCTCTATAGCTGCAATTGCAGCTTTAGCTTCAAGCATACCTTCGGTCAACTGTTGGCTGATTTTCTTTTGGTCAACCTTGTTCTTGTCAACAATAGTTCCCTTAAGATAATTTGCCTTGCGATCTGGGTGACCAGGTGGTAGCTCGACCCAATTTGGGTCTTTATCAGCTGTTGGTGGGTCCAAGTCAACATTTTTGGGGCGTCTTGTCAATGACTCCTCCTCCTTGTGACTCTTCTTCCTACCTTCGGATTGTGGCTTTGGTTTGTACAACGGCTTTGCCGGACGTTTGCTAGATTGAGGCTTTTTCTCCCCTTTCTTTGCAGGTTCTGCCTTCTCAACAGGCTTCATCTTAGAACTTGTGTCTTCCATTTAAATGAATGACTGGCTATACTAATAGTTTAT